TTAATTTCAGGTTCTGTAACCTTCTCTTCTTTTTTACCTTCTTCGTTTAACTCCACTTCGACTGGGTCTCCCGAAGTATCTATCGGCACCATTTTGTCATTTTGTGTTTGTTCTTGCATAGAATTCTCCATGTTACATTATGTTAGCTGGCAATATATCTCTCGGATCATCAACGACTGCCAGAATCTCATCTTCGTTAATAATACGCAACTCACCGCCATCAATCTTTACTCTAGATCCAGCATAACGAGTTATTATAACCCAATCGCCCTCTTTGCACCAAGGACCATCAGGATATCTCTCTTTATCTTTGTAGCATAAAGAACCAGTCTTTAATACTTTACATATATTTGTTGTTATTTGTGACTCTTCTACTGTTTCATCAGTTAAAATAACACCACCTTTTGTCTTACCTTTTAATTTTAAAGGAAATAAAACTATTCTCCAGCCAACAGGTTGTGGTATTTTTTCTAATTCTTTTTTTTCTTTTTGTTTTTCTGCACCATCCCAAACATGTTTGGGTACAATTAATTTAGGTTTAGTCGTCATCGTCTAGCTCCGTTTTTCTTAGCAGGTCCGTGAGTTCCTGTTCAGTTTCTTCAAGACCGCGAAGTTTACCAGTCAAATACCGATATTCGTCCCAATCTTTTACACCATTGTATATAGCTTCTTTTACAGTGTCTTGTCTATCTTTTAGTTGATTTTTAAAGTAAGTAAATAAATTTTCTATTCGCATGATTTCATTTGGTCAGCTAATTTTTTACAGCGATTTGGAGTTTGTTTATTCCATTTCGAGTCGAGCATCTCGTAACTCGCGCCTATAAAATTGCTTTCCTGCAGGCATTTCCACATCATACGGAACTTGGACACGCCTGTAGGGCCAAGCTGATATACCATCTCTGTAATGGTATGCTGCGCTGTTGTAGGCAAATCAGTTACACCATGTTCTTCCATAAGTGTTCTAGCTTTACCTATTGCAGTGTTTAAATCTTTATCAAATACTTCTTGTAGCTCTTCTTTGGTATATGTTTTACCATCTTCAAAATTATCTTCATGTACTACTTTATGACCCCAGCCTATTGTGCGAAATCCTTCTGTATCTATATATACGTGATCTCTAAAGCCTTCGGATAATTTTACTGAACCAGCTAATTCGTCGTATGTCATTTCTTTTTCTTCTTAACTAAACCGCCTCTTTTTTTTCTTTCAAGAGCTATTTTTTTTGAAACAACATCATAATCTTTACCTTGCTTATATCCTACTTTTCGTAATTGAGCTAATTTTGCATCAGTTGCCATCATTAAAGATTTTGGTTGTAATGATCCTTTAAATTTAATGTATTTTACCATTATTTCTTTTTCTTTTTTTGTTTTACACCTAATAATTTAGTTTTTACTTTTTTACTTTGACCTAATTTTACACCTCTTCTTTGAACTGCACCAAGTTCTTCAACTGATTTAATTGTTCTTCCTGTTGGGCTTTTATACATAGAAAAAACTTTTTTACCTGCAGGATCTACAATTCTACCAGCAGATTCTTTCTTGCCATTTTTTGTTCTTGTTTCAACACGTTTTCTTTCATATGGACCAATTCCTCTGGCCATTTTATTTTGTACTGATACTTTAGTTTTAGTTTTTGTTGCCATTATTTAGTAAGACCTTTTGCCTTTTCGAAAGTTCTGAGGCCCGATACGCCGAGCATTGAAGTGACTATGGCCAGAAGAGGCCCAGTTTCTATAGCAGGTGGGACAATATCCATACCTGAAAATTTTGCATACCAATCAATAAGGGGAGACAGGATAAAGGCGAAGAATAGAGCCAGGGCTCCGCACCAGCCAATCGCTGGTCGCCAGCCAGCAACAAATATGCTGCGATGGCTGGCTTCCTTTGCATTAACATCTAATTGTTTTTCTGCAAGCTTTTGTTGTAAGCGTTGCATTAGAATTTTTTTATCTAATTTTTCTTCCTCACTCGTATGAAGTTCATCGACAACTTTTGAAATGGTTGCTAAGGCTCCGCCTTTTCCACCACCAAGTAAGCCACCGAGTAAATTAAGCACTATGCTGCTCCGCCTGTCATCCAGCTAATTATCCAGATAACAATGATCGCTACAATAGCGGCCTTAATCCAGTCCTTCATTTTCCAATCTGACCATTCTTTAATATGGCCCCATAGATCTTTTAATAGGTTCATAAAACCTCCTTTGTTAAAGTGGGGATTATACTATTTTACGCCTTTGAATGCTACTTTTTTAATCTGCATTCGGCTTGTTTGCCCTTGAGGTCCTGTTCCTTTGTTATTTTTTACTACAAAAGGAGAGAAAACTTGCTCTGCTGTTGAAGCTATTTTTCTATTAGGAAAAGGGTTTTTTTGAGGGACTTTAGTCATTTTTGCACTTTTAAACTTCATCTTCTTGCCTTTCCATAGCCACGTTGAGCTAATCTACCTGCTAGACCACCTACTTTCATGCCCATTTTTTTTAAACCATTTATTTGCCCGCCATTAGCTTTTTTAACAACGCCACGGCCCATAAGAATATCTTTTTGTGTAACTTTACCATCACCTGATAGATCAGGAAATCCACCTGCTTTTAATTTACTTATTGAACCACCTTTAGCATTCATTGGTATAGGTTTTTCGTTTGTTGGTTTAACTGATATTTGATTTTTTCTTTTTGATTTAAGTCTATCTAAAAGAGTTTGATATCTTTTGCTTAAAGTTTTTTTATCATCAGAAGGTAATTTGCCAAAAGCGTTTTTAACGTCCTCCATTAATGTGTTTATTATACCAGGAGTTACATTTTCTTTTAAATCTTTTTGAACTTCTGTAAATACTTCTCTAGCTTTTTTTAATAATTGACTCATAATACTTAATGTATAGTTGGTTTTATGAGATTTAGCAAGTCTCTTCCATTATGATTCATAATATTATTATATTCCTGCTCCGTAAGGTTGTTATGATACAACATTTTGGCTACACCCATCATTGCACCCGCTAAAAGTATCTGTTCTTCCTGACTTGTCACTGCTGTGTCGGAAAAATTCATTAATTCGTTGAAATATTCCTGTAATTTATCTGTTGCGCTTTGCATTATTTTGATTTTGTTTAGATAAATTAACATTTGCACGTAATTGTGCAATATCTTCTTGTGAATCTATTCTATCTTGCGCTATTTTTGCTGTTTGACTTAGTTTTTTCTCATCAATACCTATTTGAGCTTCATCAACCATTGCTTTTCTTTGTATATCTTGTGCTCTAAGGTCAATTTCTTGTTGTTTTAGTCCCACAAGTGGATCTTGATTCATTTCTTGTACAGCTTCAGCCTCTTCTTGAACCATTTCATCAGTCATTTCTGATATTTTCTCTGCAACCTGACTTTCAATACGTTCTTGAACCTGTAATTGTAATTCTTCTGGTAATTGACCACCATATTGAGCTGTTATTTGTTCTATTTCAGGTCTAGATTCTTCTTCAACTTCTTCTCTTGCTTGAATACTGACATGATCCATAATGTGCGCTTGTAAAATAGCCATGACTTGAGGATTACTTTTTACTAAAAATGATGACATCAAAGCTCTATGACAATCAATATGAGCATTTTGATTTTGTCCTCTAAACGCTACAAGAGATTGTCCAGTTAAAGCTGCAGCATTCTCTGTGCCAGGGTCCATAGGTTGAGGTTCCGAAGGAACAGGAAGTAAAACATCAATGTCTTTTACACCAAGTGCTTGATACATTCTTCTATATGCTTCGTACATATTATGTGAAGCAGGGTCAGCTTGAGCTAATTGCAATTGTGTTTGTGCCAACGTAACACGTTGTGCCATAGAAAAAATGTTTGGATCTGATACAGGAATAATATCAATATCTTTTGAGAAGTCAGATTGTTTTAAACCTTGTATTTGTTCAGTGCCAACTTCGTATGGATACTGCGGGTCTAAAGATTCTGCAAAAATTTTAGCTAATAATTTAAATTCTATTTTTTGTGCGTAGTGTAGTCTTTTGTGAATAGCACTCAT